TCAGTACCTGCCGGCTTTTCGCCATCTCCTCTTCTCCCTCGATTTTCTGTGGTTCGCCGGCGACGAAAATGGTATCGCCATCTTCGCCACGCAGGATCGCGCCCCCCTCGCCTTCATCAACGACCCCGTAGCGGTGACGAGCCATGACTTTGTGCCCGAGCAAATCGGCCCAGCGGACCTTGTGATGATCGCCAGCGGAGTGGACCGTCACCCCGTGTTCCCCTACCGCTTTCACCTCGCCAGCGCTCATGCCCCCCGGGTGGCGGAAATAAACGTGATCGCCCTTGCGCGCGCTCTTCGGCTCCATCACACCCTCCAAATCGTGATGGACTTTTGGAGGGGCTCCCCCCCTCCACCACCCGGTGCGGGAACATCGACCTTCTTGACTTTGTCCTTGGGCACCCGCGGCGGCAGCATGTCCCCATCGTTTTGCTTCTCTTCAGCGCCATCGCGCTTCTGCTCGCCGCCGTCATCGCCTTCAATCTGCCCAAAATCCTCCTCGCCAGGCTGACCTGCTTGGGCCTGCGACTGCTGCCAAACGGAGATAAGGGCGGGATTGACCGGGGCATTGCCCCATGCCTCGTTGATCGGCCCGAGTTGGAGGCTTTGGCGTAGTTCGTTGACGATCAGAACATCCTTTTTGTCCTTCCTGTCCTGCTCCAAATCCTTTTGGTTTACACCTTCAAAACGGAAGACGAAATCAGGGTTGAACTCGGAGACAAGGTTGTCGCTCAGCGTTGTTTCAACCCACGACATCAAAGGGGTGAGTCCGTTGTCCTTGCTGGCAAGGAGTTTTTCCTGGGTGTCTCCACCAGATAACGATGATTTCTGGGAAGCAAAGGACTCGAAGTTGATCTCATCGGGGGAAGTGCCGTAAATCGCACAAGACAAGGCAGTCAGGAACGTCATCCATTTCGCAAACATCATCTCATTGAATTCGACACCGAATTTCTCGAAGGCGATGCGTGCATCAGGGTCGGAAGACACCATGATGGGCAATGCCCACCGGTTGTTGATGCCTTTGACCATCGCGTTCCAGAGCCGCCTGAATGCCTCTATCTGCTTGGTGTCGTACTCGCCGGTCAAGTGAAGAACACCATTTGGTATCGCGTTCTCATCGAACCCCTTGGCGTTGATGGTCATTGCGTTCAGGAAGCCGGTTACCACCCTGACCAATAGCTCAGGCTCACCGAGGCCGTACCCGCCCACCTTGATATCGGTTCTGGGGTTGCGGACCTCGTAGATCAGGTTTTCGTAGGTATAGGCAGCAACCGGCCGCATATCGACCAGCTGAAGGGCAAATATTTCATCGTCGCCTTGATACCCTTGCTCCTGGCACAACCGAATCGTTGCGCCGTCAACCGAATAGAACCCGGACATCCCCAGCCCGGCGGCGCGCTTGTATTCGACTTCAATGGGGGAGGCATCCATCGTCAGGGTGTCGCGGGTCAGTTTCGCCAGGAAACCTTGAAAGTTGTCTCGTTTGAGCCTCTTCCGCATCCGGGGTCGTGGCTCATCGCCGCAGTTGTTGATGAATCGGACGACCTCTTGGGCCTGTTTTTCGTCGGCCTTGGTCATCTTGTAGGCGGGATCGCGGTGGCGGATCACGTACCCAGCCGCGTCGAGGCTTTCCCGGGGGCGGGCAAAGCTGGACACCTGACGGATGCGGTTCATCACGATGGCTGACAGGATGGGGGTCTGATCGACCATGGTGCGTAGAGTGGTGTAGCCGACCGGAGCTGGTTTTTCGTAGTAGTCGCCCGAGGCGAAGATCCCAAAGCGGTCGATGTAGGCGGAAACGGTGCGGTTTTCTTTTTTGCCTACCGATGCATCGTCCAGCGTCCTTGATGCTTTCAGCATCTCGTTGCTGAACTGTGCATCCGTCTGGGCATCGCGAAACATCTCAGCGATTTCATTGGCGAGGACGGATTGCTCCATAGCCTGCTGGAGCGTCCCTTCCGCCTTCATGAAATCGATTTGTGCATCGTATCGCTCGTCCGCCGGGGCGCCCGGGTTTAGAGCAGTTTTGATTGGCTTGTCGGCGGGCATGGAACCTCCTAGATGAGGCCCCATGGTGGCGTCATGACGGCTTGGCTTGGTACAGCAGTTCACCTCCTATCAAAAAACGGGCATGCCGGATCCTTTGCCGCAACCATGGCGTTGATTTCCCCGCACAGCATGGTCTCCTCGCCGCAGTGCTCACAGTTGCCGCAAATGGCATTTCCGCCAAGGTCGACTGACTGGGTACTGATCAGCCCAGCAATGTGCCCGGGCAGGCCCGCAAAGTCGTTCGCGACATTTCCCACCACCGCCCCCGCTGTAGCCGACGAATCACCGCCTTCGGGGAGAATGAAAGTCGAGGTGCCATAGGCCCGTGCCCACGCCACGTCACACAGCATGTTCGCATAGGCGAAGTGGGGGTCGATCCCGACCTTCATCACCTTCCGACGCTTCTTGCCGACAATCATCTTTTTCGCGCCTGACCCCTGCTCGGTGGTCGTGACCACCAAGGCGACTTTGGTGAAGTGGAGGAAAGCCATCTCCTTGAGGATGGCCGACATCCGGCGCGTCCCCTTCTCGACCACCTCTTGAATCAGCCCATCCGGATCGGGGAACAAGCAGGCACCACTGGACAGCCTGGCAAGGGCCACCTGCATCATCTTGTACTGGTCGATCACCACGGTGTAGCGGTCGCGGTCGTCCTCTGCAATTTTCCGCTTCGCCTTGGTCATCTCGGTATCCCCCCACCTCACCATTTCCCCTTCGATGTCGGAGTAGGAGGCCAGAAAAACCTTGCCTTTGTGGCGTTTCGCGAACCGTTTGGCGTCGTTGTAATTCGGGAGAGTTTCGACCACGCAAACCTGAACGCCGTAAGACGCCATCAGCTCGTCGCATCGTGCAAACGGGTCGTCGTCGTAAATAGCCTCGACGTGGATCGTCGCTTGATGACCATCCGCCAAGCGCTCTTTGATGATGACCACGTTGAACGCGCCCATCTGGTCGATCCCCATGAGCGTCCCCCGGGCTCGGGTCTTCCACACCACCCCACGGCGCATCCCTTCAACGGCAGCAGCGTTGAGCATTTCCAGGTTGACGGGAATCTGAGACGGGTCTTGGTAGGGGATCCCGAGCTTGCGGTTGTAGAAGTTTTGAAGGTCGTCGGCCTTCCTGTAGGACTTGATTATGTCTTCGGCCGAAACGGTAGAAGAAAGCACCTGGGGGAACTGCCACGACGGGAACTCTCCGTCCGGATTGTGGGCACGCCATTCCCCATTGTTCGTGTCGGGGATGAAGGTCTTGCAGACCTGACATTGGAATTGCCACCCTGGGGGGAAATTTTCGTCCTGCCTTCCTTCCCCTGTTTGATCGCCGTTGTACTGGATGCAGGCCGGGAACTGCTGGATCAAAACCACGCCGTCGTGGCACCCGCACCTAGCGTGGAAATGCCGCTGGTCGCCCATCTTGAACCAGTAGTCGATATCGGCATCCGGCCACATGGCGGTCGATATCAACAACGCTAGCTTTACGATCGATGCCGACATCCGCTCGACGACCTTTTCGACGTCTGCCGGGGTCATCCCCTGCACCTCGTCGAATGTCACCACGTCCAACGGAAACGACTCGGTCACCATCCGACCGGAGGTCCACAGGAACAGGAATCGACTTGCACCCATCGTCCTGGTTAGGACGTTTCCCTCCTTTGAGGCCTTACCCCTCCCCCCAGACTCAACCACCAGCTGCTTGTATGCGTCGGGGATAGTGCGGAGCACCGGCATGAATCGCTCGGAGCTCTTGTAGCCGGCCAGCGACCTGTCGGGGACATAAAGGCCGATCGCCAACGGCATCCACTTCAACCCAATGAAGACCGAATAGAGGAGCTCCATAACCGTAAGGCCGGTCTGGGCCCCCTTCATGATAACGTATGTCCCTTTGTGGGCCTCTTCGATGGTCGATGGGAGAGAAGCGTAGATTTCGCGCAGTGCGGCACGCCCCGCAAAAGTGAACGCCCGGCCGTCGACCTTCAACCCCTTGGTAGCCAGGTCTTCAACCCACTCCAGAAACGTTGTTTCTGGCGCGATTCCTCCGGATTCTTCCAGCAATGCAAGGGGGGAGATGCGGTCAGACAGCTGGGCAACGAGCTCATCTAGGAGGTCAAAACGTTTTGGGTTGAACGCCATCAGTTTTGCTGGGTGTTTAGCGGGGATGCCACGAGGGACAAAGCGATTCCGTCATCGGTCGGCTCGATGCCTGCGTGGAGATCAACAACACCTTGCCGAACCAGCCAATCAAGCACATCAAGAGCGCGCCAAATGCCTGTGCCTGAATAACTCGACCCGAGTGGTCCAGACAGAGGGCAAAAAAGGCGCACCGTTGAGGTCTCCGGACCAACCCCCTCAAGGGTCATCCTGATGTTACCGTCTCCAGCCAACGCCAATGCGATTGATGCCAGCATCTCGTCGTTTGTTATTGCCGCTGCCGGTCTTACAAAAATAGGCCCTTTGCGGTGTCCAGCTTTCTCCTCAACCTTTGGTATATCCGCGCTTGGCATTCTGGTGACTCCAGCTCAATTTCTCGGAGGATAATTTCAACCATTTCCCGCTGCTCCTTCACCTCCAGGTACAGCTTTGCTGCGTCCACCCCGGCGCTCAGTAGTTTCGCCTGAACCGTGACACTCTGAAGGTGGAGCTTGGTGTTTCGGATCCGACCATCGGCGCCCTTTGAGTGCTTGATTGCCTCATCGCTCTCGCCGATCAACCGGTTTAACCGGCCGATCAGGTCAATCGGCTGGTGGGGGATGATGTCCTCCTCCACAACTTGTCTGGTCTCGCCCTCTTCGCCGCCGAGTTTGTCCGGCCTCGTCGGGACAACCCCGAGATACTTCGGCTTCCCGCCGGCGCGGTTTCGGGTTGCCATCGCAAATTCGCTGCGAACATCACTTGCCCACCGGTATACCGTCCTTTTGTCTACACCTTTCAGGACGTAACGGTCCGTTATTTCGCCGAACGGGGCGTCGGGACCATGGGTCTCGAACCACTTCAAAAGATCGGCTTTCCCGGATTTTCTGAGGTCCTTTTTTGACAGGGTGACAGTCATCAATCCACCACTTCAGTCTCTACTGGATGACAGCATTCTGTCCGGGCCGTCAAATATTTGGCCTCCCCTGACAGTTTTTTTGTCCGCAGCATCGCTGGGGATACTCAGATGGCACATTTCGGCACGATAGACACTTCCGTCACGACGCTAAATGCGT